ATAGCTCTATACTTGGAAGATAAGGTCGACCTCAGTCACTTTGTCTCCATCAAAGACGGATGGGTTTAAACCATGAGCGATACGTTTATCGTCCCGATCACAGACCCTAACCGGGGTCACCGTCGGTGGCGGAAGGATGAAATCTATACCGGTCCTACCGGTACGGGGCGTTACGTCCCGAACGTCAATGACGAAGTCTGGGACTGGGTGACTGGTCTCTGGCAAGTGATTGCCGTCAACCTGCTGACTGGTTTGAGTCAGCTCAAGCAGTACGAACCACCGAAGACGGGTTCCGAGGTTTCTGACGAAGACATCCTTCTGGGTGTGGGTCACGAACACCAGAACGAATCCTACCGTGTGTATCTCGATACCTCGGTTACTCCTCACGTGTTGGCTATCGACTCTCGCTTGCGGGTGTACGGTACTACTGTGGCGAGCGTCAAGATCTTCTGGGGTACTGACATCAGTGACGAATCCAAAGTGATCTCTGCGATGTACGATCACGGCGGTACGTTGCTCGGTGAGAACATCCCACTGGAGTTGGTGCAGGTTCCGAACAACCCAGACAGCAGTGTTCCGAGTGCGATCAACCACGCAGTGAAAGCTCCGATGGTCGGTTACACCTTGCAGAAACTGCCGGACAACGAAGTCGTGACTGCGGTACTTTACGACGACGTGGGTAACGTTACCTCGATCTCCAAGCTGTTGATCATGAACACTGCGTTCATTCGTACCACGGATGCGTCGAAGCGTTATATCACCAGTATCCACCTCGAGTCTCCGTTCCTTTCGGAAGGCGACGACAGCCTGTTGAAGTTCGCTATCAACATGCCGATCGATGCACTCAACGCTCGTGGTGTGGTGACCTACTCCGACGGTTCACGCAAGATCATGCCTGTCGACGGAACCAAGTTCAACCTGTACGGGTTGTCGAACTTCATTGCTACCATCGTGGGGCAGAAGATCGAGTTGGCGCTGTCGTACAAGCTGTCGGCAGAAGAGTACGTGTACGGGGCTTCGGTCAACGTCACCAAACACATGTCTGTTCCGTATTGGGCAACCACTACTCGGATGGACGGTGCGTACTCGGTCAAGCTGTTCTGTTTCCCAGAGTGGATCGACACCACCATGGGTTACAAGCTGCGCTGGTTCCTGTTCAACCTCAACCGTTCCGAGTTCCTCGAAGTTACCGACAAGGTTACCTTCGCTCTCAACTCGAACCCGTTCGACCCGACGTCGTATGGTCCGATCCAGCGTATCAACGTTGGTATCAACATGTCCGACATCGACAGCAACTACACCAACTGGCGTCACGCCCAGACTATCGGTGTGGCACTGCTGGCGCCGGGTAACACGGAAACCAACGGTTGGAACATCGAGTACTTCCCAGGTCAAACTGAGTTGTACGGTAAGGGTCTGCGTGCTCGGGCTAAGTTCATCAACGTCAACAACTGGCTGCTGAAGATTGACTCCGGCTACCTGTTGAAAGAGTTGTGGATCAAGGACGTGTTCTACAACGCTCAGCCGTTGGTGAATACTCAATCCGAAACCCAAGCACCAGAACCGAACTACTTCATGCTGATGATCAACGGTAAGGAATTCGCTTACCCGATCGATCGTTGGAACACGGAGTTGCAGGTTCCAGAAGTACCGAAGGACGGTAAGCCTGTGTTCATTCGTTTCGTCAAACGCCTACAAGAGGGAGACCTCCAGTTGGGTATGGGCGGGATGGTGACGCTGCAAGTTACCGCTCTGTAAGCCTGAGGCCGGAGGGAAACCTCCGGCTTTATGCCCCCTAAGGTATGAGCTACCCACTCTTCCTTAGGAATTTCCCTATGATTCTATTCGCCAATGATTGGACGAGGGCCTTTACCGCAAGGCCTGACTTCGACACCAAGAATGAATCGTTTCTACGCCTCGTCTCGCTCTATGGAGAGATGGGTGTCAAGAATCGATATTTCCCTTTGGCCTTGATTAACCAAGACCTGAAGGGCGTTGACCCACACTGCGAGATCCTTTCTGAAGCCACCAAGATCGCTATCGGTCTGGAGTGTCGCTGGAACGTTTGGTACTTCTTGCGTGAGGTTGTTCGGATTCCTCCTGTTGCTGGTCCGAACCCAATTGCTTACATTGCCAACCGGGGTAACATCGCGATTACCTGGGCCTTCCTGAACAGTATCGACATTGCGTTGATCCAACCACGTCAGACTGGTAAGTCGGTGTCTACTGACTGTATCATGCTGTGGCTTCTGTTCATCGGTGCTGGTAACTCCATCATCAACATGATCACTAAGGACGATACCCTCCGTAAGAAGAACGTTGAGCGTATTAAGAAACTGCGTGACCTGTTGCCTGCTTACATTGTACCTCGTAGCTCTGATGACTCAGACAACCAATTCGAAGTAACCTGTAAGCACCACCAGAACTACTACACCACTGGTGTTTCTCAGAACTCTGAGTCTACTGCGAACAACTTGGGTCGGGGACTCACCGCTCCTATTGCGCACATCGACGAAGGTCCGTTCATTAACCACATCGGTACTACTCTGCCTGCGGCCCTGGCTGCTGCAACTACCGCTCGTGCTGAAGCGAAGAAGTACGGTCGTCCGTACGGTAACATCTTCACTACAACGGCTGGTAAGAAAGACGACCGCGACGGTCGCTTCATGTACGACATGATTCACGGTGGTGCTACGTGGACTGAGCTGTTCTACGATTGTGTCGATCGTGATGCTCTGGTGGAAATGGTTCGTAAGAACTGTGGTGGACGTAAGCTTATTATCAACGCTACGTTCTCTCACCGTCAGTTGGGTTACACCGACGAATGGCTGTACGAGGCTATGTCTCAGGCCAGCTCCTTCGGCGACGCAGCGGACCGCGACTTCTTCAACGTATGGACATCGGGTACGCAGAGTTCCCCACTGTCTCCCGCACTCAACGAAAAGATCCGCGATTCTGTCGTGGAGATCAAACACACGGAGATCACCAAAGAGCTGTACATCATCCGTTGGTACCTCGACGAACTGGAACTGGCTGCTGCCAAACGCAACGACAGTTTCATCCTCGGTCTGGATACCTCCGAAGCAATTGGTCGAGATGCTATTGCTGGCGTGATCATCAGTGCGAAAGATCTGTCGGTAGTTGGTGCTTTCACTGTGAACGAAACCAACCTGATCCGGTTCTCGAACGCATTGGCCGAACTGATGGTGAAGTACCCGAACATGACGCTGATTCCAGAGAAGAAGTCCACCGGTCAGATGATCGTAGACTCCCTGCTCCTGACTCTGCCGAAACACGGTATCGATCCATTCCGTCGTATCTTCAACCGCATCGTCGACGAAGCTTCCGATCGTCAAGACCTGTTCAAGGAACTCCAGCGTCCACACGGTTCGCGTTCCCCAGGGTTCTACGACAGCACGAAGAAGTACTTCGGGTTCAACACCACGTCGGAAGCACGGAACTCCCTGTACTCGACTGTGTTGCAACAATCGGCGAAGAAGGCAGGTCACCTCGTCAGAGACAAGATACTCTCCGCAGAGATTCGCGCCCTAGTGGTGAAGCGAGGGCGTATCGACCACGAAGCCTCAGGACACGACGACACGGTAGTTGCGTGGCTGTTGGCTAACTGGATGTTGATGATGGGTACGAACCTCGACTGGTACGGTATTGACGCCAGCATTGTGATGTCTGCTGTTAGCGATAACAGTAAGCCGATGACGCTGGAAGAAATCCACGAGCGGAAGGTTCAGAAAGAATTCCGTACAGAGATGGATGAACTGTACGTGACTCTGGCTGAAGCTCAAGATACCTTCCAGATTGCACGGACTGAAGCACGTCTGCGGTTCTTGGCTGCTCGTATCAAGGAGGACACTGAAGAGGTGAACAACATGAACGCCTTGATCAAACGTGCCTCTGATGAACGTCTGGTCCGTAACAACAAGCAAGCCCGTGTACAACAGAACGACTTCTTCTCGAGAGGGATCTCGTGGGGGAATCAGAAACGTCCTGCGGCTAACAACCCATGGGGCGGTTTACGCATGGCTGCATAACGGCATAAAGAGCCCACCCCAGCGGGTGGGCTCTTTATGCG